TTGTCAGCAAACATATAGCTGAAGAAGAAGTAAAAATAACACAAATGCAAGAACAATTAGAATGGTATCAAACAGAATTAAACTTAAATCCCTTATCTTGGGGAAAGAAAAAAAGAAAGAAAAAGTAGTCTTAACTGAAGATGACTTTAATCATAACTATTTTATTAATCGAGAATTGCGGAGAGTTCGATAATGCCTTTTCCTTTTCACTGTATTGAATGTGACAAGCTTGTAAAAGAAGCGTTTAATGAAATCTGTGAAGAATGTAAAAAAGGTAAAGAAGTCTTTAGAGAAGAGGAAGAGTGATAATGAATTTTTTGAAGATCTACAGCGAAGCGGGTATGATAGGTGTCGTAGGGGCTTTGCTAGTGTATATGGTTTACTCTATGAACAAAAGAGGGTCTGCTCAGGCAGACGCTTTGCAAGACCTAAAAACAGAGAACAGGGGTCAGAGTGAAACTTTGGAGAATACAGAAGGGATGATAATTAAACTTATTGGAAGATGGAATCAGTCAGACGATAAGATGGATAGAAAATTTGACGCACTCAATAAAGAGATAAATGATTTAGATAATCAAGTATCGGAAATTAAAGGTGTTATTAGTAGGTTGAATGGAAAGAATTAGGAGTTAGTATGCCAAAGAAAAAAGATTCAAGGTTAGCAAGAGCAGGGGTAAGTGGGTTTAATAAGCCTAAGCGTACTCCTAGCCACCCTAAAAAGTCACATGTAGTTGTAGCTAAGTCGGGTACTCAAATAAAAACAATTAGATTTGGTCAACAGGGTGTTAGTACAGCGGGTAAACCTAAAGCTGGTGAATCAGCTAGGCAAAAAGCAAGGCGTAAATCTTTTAAAGCTAGGCATGGTAAAAACATTGCTAAAGGTAAAATGTCAGCAGCTTATTGGGCAGATAAGGTTAAGTGGTAATGGCAAAAAAAGTAAGTTGGATGTGGGGTGGCAAAAAATACTACGGCACATTGATAAGAGAAACTAAAACGCATAAGTTTGCTAAAACTAAAAATGGTAAAACAAAAAAGATAAAAAAATAATGGCTACTAAGTCTGCAAAAAAAACAAATGATAAGATGTGGAAGAGTATTGTTTCTTCTGTAAAGTCTGGTAGTTCTGGTGGTAGACCCGGACAATGGTCTGCTCGTAAAGCTCAGATAGCTACAAAGCGTTATAAGAAAAAGGGTGGTGGGTACAAAGGTGCTAAATCATCAAGTAATAGTTTATCTAAATGGTCAAAACAGAAATGGGATTATGTCAGTAAAGGAGATGAAAAGAAGCCAAGAGCTAAGAGAGGGCGTTATTTACCTGAATCAGTTAGGAAAAGTCTCAGTGCCTCTGAGCGTTCGGCTACCAATAGGAAGAAACGACAAGCTTCTGCCAAGGGTAAGCAAAAAGCTAAGTATAGTAAAAAGGTAGCAAAAAAAGTAAGAAGGTCGTGAAGTTGAATACAAATATATCAGTTGAGAATGTCGTAACTATTTTTACTATGATATGTGCAATCACGTTAGCTTTTGGATTTATGAAATATGATATAGATGCTATAAAAAGAGACTTAGAATTAAAAGCAGATAAAGAATTAATAGCTTACAAACTAGATGTAATGATGGAAGACATTACAGAAATTAAACAACTACTAAAAGAGAGGAAATAATATGGATTTTTTTAATGATTGGCTAAGTTGGTCAAATATGTTTTATTTAATTGGACTTATTGTTGCAGGATATGCTACGACAGTAACTGCTAAAAATAGACAAATTGTAAAAGAAATTGGTGATTTAGTGAAGGCGTTAGAGTCTGGTTATAAGGATAACAAAATTACTAAATCTGAAAAAGATTTAATTATGAAAGAAGCATTAGACATAGGTAAGGCAGTTATACAAAGCAGATGGAAACTCTGGGGAAAGTAAGTGCCAAAACGCTTATACCAAATAAAAGATTTTTCAGGAGGATTAAATAATCTAAAAGATCCTGCCGACATAGCAGATAATGAAGTTGCAGAAGTTTCTAATTTAACCTTTACTAAACAAGGTGCAATTGGTGGTGCATTTAATATGAAGGATGCTACAAACAATTTATTATCTGCTTACGACACATCGCATATAGACCACATAGAAGCTGGATATGGACTAGGATATTTTGAAACAGACTTTGTTCGTGATGGAGTAACTTTATCTGTATCTACATCAGATCAGAATGATAGTCAGTGGGGTTGGAAAGGCTTTAATAAAACACTACAGTTAAAAGTTAATAATAGTGTAGTGAATTTAACTACTAGTTATCCGGTTGGTACAAGATTACTAATTACTGCTCCAATATTTCCATCTGATTCCATATCGCCAGACAATCAAGGTTTATTTACTGTTATTGGACATAGTGGAAATAATTTACTTGTAGATGGTGAACTTTTAGATAGTAGTGTAGCTGAAGATGATGAAGTATATTGGGCGGCTACAGTAAAGGGATTTGGAACTGGTGATAAAATATTACTTTTAACACATCCCGATGAACATAAGATAGATGTTTACTCTACAAATAATAGCGTTTTAACAGTAGATGATTTAACCCCTACTCCATCAGCTGGATGGCAAGCAAGTCAAAGTCACACAGGAGCTACTGGAACATCTAATCTTTCAGGTTCTGGATTAACTTGCAGTGTAGCTACTGACGGTTCTGGAAATCCTACTTTTACAATAACTTTAGTCGGGACTGGATATGTAGTAGATGAAGAAATAACATTTATAGACCCCGGTAGCTCTACAAATACTGCTGTTCTTGTTGTGGCTTCTGTGAATAACTGGGAGTTAGATAGCATCACACTTAGATCATCTGCTACTGGTGTAAATTCTAAAGTGCTGTATCATAAAATAGATGACTCTATTAGGTGTTTTGATACTGCTGATAAAAATAATTGCAAAGTACAGTGGTATGGATGGATAAATAGAAGACATTTTTATGGGGGAAATAGTACAACCGATGATAATTCTTATTTAGGATATTTTGCAAAAGATAATACGTTATTACCTCCAACTGAAGATGATTTAACTTCAGCATCAACTGCCACCCCCTCTAACTTTACAACTTACCCCGCTTCGGCTGGTACTGGATTTGAATTAAATGTTATATCTCATACAGATGTTGAGGGGTTAATACCTTCAGGTGTTTATGAATTTGCATCAACTTTTATTTATGATAAAAATCAGGAGTCTTTGCCTTTCGCATACACAAATACTCATACAATATCTGATGCTAATGATTTTAAAGTATTGTCTTTGAATGTGTCAACTAAATCTCCTTACGACCCTAGAATATCAGGTGGTAGAATATATGTAAGAGAAGTTGGTTCTGATGATGAGTACATAATGCTTATAGATATTGATTTAACAAAAGGCTGTAGGACTAATTTTTCTGATAATTATACACCTTGGCATGACGCTGGTAGTTCTCAATTTAATTGCCCAACTGCAACAGCTTCTGCAAATTTTGAAGTAAAAGACTTTGGATTTATTACTTATGAAACTATCAATGGATTTGCATCTAGTATATTTAGTAATGCATTAGGTGATCAAGGTGAGTTTTGGAAAGATTCTACTGTAGCCAATAATAGAGTATTTATATGTAATGTAACAATGAAAGATGAAGATTCGGGAACTGATAAATCTACGGCAACTGTTAAAAATTACCCTGATAGAATTATGTATTCTATGCCAAATAGATTTGACACATTCCCTTCTTTTAACTTTATAGAAGCAGCTAAGGGTGATGCTGACTATTATACAGCTATAGAATCATTTGCAGATAGGATATTAGCATACAAGCAATACAGTTTAGATATTATAAATATAGCGAGTCCTAGTGATGCTAACTGGTTCTTAGAAGACAGTAAGAACTATATGGGTATAGAGTTTCATGGTGCAGTTGCTAAGACTCAATATGGTATTGCATGGGTAAATAAACAAGGTTTGTATTTTTATGATGGTTCTAAGATAAGAGACTTATCAGAGAATAAAATAGATGATGATACGTGGTATAGCTTTGTAACAGTAAACTCTATGATAATATATGATGAGGCAACTAATTTAATTTACGTAGTAAAGAATTGCTCTAGTGATGGCGATGCATATTTATATGATTTAAAAAAAGGTAACTTTACATACCTTAAAGATTTTACACATGATGGTATTACAAATGTAGTACACACTAATTTTTCAGATAGTACTAATGCTTTAGTGGGTACAGATGCTGGATCTTCTACTAGATTTTATAAACTACATAGAGATTTTCAAGCTGTATCAAACGTATTATATCAGTCAAAAGACTTTGATTTTGGGAATGCAGCAAAAGTAAAAAAAATATATGCAGTATATGTTACTTATAGGTCTAATGTAGAATTAGCTGATATGTTTTCGCTAGTAGAAGATGATGGTAATGAACATGATTTAAATGGAGCAGTTCCAGTAAGTGCAACTAATTATAAAACTGTTAAGTTAAATATACAAGCTGTAGAATTATGTAATAAAGTTTCAGTTAAGTTAAATACTGCTTCAACATCAGCTAGAGTAGAAATAAATGATATAAGTATTGAGTATAGAGAAATACATAAAAGATCTGGCTAATGATTAGAGAAGCAAGAAGAACACAAAACTCTAAACAAGATAAGATACAGGTAGTTAAGTCACAACC